TCCCAATTTATATCGGATAGTAAATTAGTCCTTTAATAAATAAAGGTGAATAATTATTTAGAGATAATCAAACAAGCACTAAATAACAAGTTTTTGAAATCTTTAATTCCTTATTAATAAAGCTTTTCTACCCTAGCAAATTCATTTGCTAGTATATTTCTTTATATTTTTCTTTATATTTTTCTTTAGCACTTTTGCATATAATGAAGGAAAAATTTCTATTGTATACCAACTGGTATACATCACTGTATACTAACTGGTATACATCATTGTATACCAACTGTAGTACATCAAATGATGTATACTAATTAGTATACAGAACAGGTTTTCGTATATAAAAAGCATTCTCGAAGAAATGCTTATATTTAATCACCGATACTTAAGTATCCTTTTACAGCTGTCCACGCAATCTTTGCATACCCTAAAAAGACAGTAATTGTTTCAACATCACCATTAAATTTTTGGGCCTTATCCATTGCATTTCTATACAGTGTATCTGCTTCTTCTTCATTAGTAGCTTTTCCGATAGCAAGTATCTCTTTCATTACCTCTAGTATTTCATCTTGCTTACCATTACTATAATGCAAAATTGATATTATTTGATTTATATCACCAGTGTTTTTTTCAATACTCTTCAAAGTTTCTAAAACATCTTGATCATACTTAGTTTTCTCTTCCTTTTCCTTCTCTCTTAAATCTGCCATTTGTTCATGAAGTTGTTCTAAATTTTTCACTTGTTGATTAATATGTGTTTGCGCATCTTTCATAGGGTTGATATCTTGGATTTTTATGTTGCTTAAAAAATTACTTTTCATAATAAAATTACCTCCCTTTTATCCAAAACCATTTCGACAAAAGAGTGTATTTTCCTGCAAAAAATTCACAAGTTCACCCTCACTCATTGCGGTGGATGGCAAACCGCCCCGATCCATTCCTTAACAATTGGGATCGTTGTTTTGCAGGAGGAAGTGATAGTGGTCACCTTTTGGCGTGTGACCTTGCCCCAGAATGGAGTATCAAATATAAGAAGTTAAAAAAAGGAACTGACCAAGAGGTTGTCCGTGAAAGGTCTCCCTTAATCAATTCCCGATGATATTACTTTAACAGGTTTAAAAACAAATGACTTATAAAGAAATTAAACAATTTTGTAAAAAAAAATCTATTTTTTTTTCATAAAATTATTATTTTTGAAGGAATTTATTATTTTTTAGTCGAATTTTTCACATTATGACGAAATTTAGTGAAAGGAACTAATTTTAAATGGTTGTTACAAAAACATTTATGAACAGAATGAAAAATAAATTAAACTCTAAACACTGTCTATCCGATGATTTTCTTATTAATGTGTCTAAAGACGATTCATATGATATTAAGATAGAAATTATTTATATCTATAAAACAAATTACACCTTTAGGGGACTATTGAATCCTAATGCAAATGAGTTTATATCAATCTATTCACCAGGTGAAATTATGAATTCAGAAGAGCATATATTTACCTACCTAGACAGTTTTTTTGATTCATTAACCATATGGATTAAAAACATTGAAAGCGAAATGAAATCAGAACCTTTACTACGAAGAGTAAATGAACATGAAAAGATACTAAGAGATATTAAAAACAAACTAAATACTATGGAAGATGAAGGATATTTCTCTCCTAAAGAAGAAAATGACTTTATCGATCGTCTAGAAAAACTGGAAGCGGCTTTTACTGAAAAGATTGAAACTGATCAAGAGGAAGGGAGGAATTTAAAAGCAGAATTAAAATCACTTACAAATGAAATCGAAACATTAAAGGTCCAACTAGGTAGTCTAACCAAAAAGAATTGGTATTTGTCTTTTGCAACAAGGTTATATTACTGGTTTAAACGTAATCCTAATGCCACAAGACAATTAGCTGGATTTACACGAGAATTATTACCTAGTAGTGCAAAGGATGTTGTATCTCAAGAAGCTTTAGATCAACTATTACCAGTCCCCGATCAAAATGAAGAATAAGTGAACAAAAAGCCACAAATCAGTGGCTTTTTGTTACTGCAATATTCAAATTTAGTGCCAATCGATAAAACGCCTTCCATCTAATTTTAGCATAAGTCATTGCACTTATCGGCGGCTGAAACTTAAAACAATATACATTATAGTCCGTCAAATATTCGCTATCCTCGCTCATATAACGTTCTTCGATTAAAAACCTTTCCATCTTCGGCAAACGCTGTACAGCCTTTTCTGTTCGTTCACAGAATCGTTTCCGATATAATTGTTCATCAGCATTGTAAATGGCAATACTTCCTGTTTGATCACCGATCTCATTTGTAGGACCGTGATACCGCACCTCTGGACTAGCCGTAATGGATGCTTCTCTCTCATCAAATGTTAAATACTTAAATAAGCGATACTTCTCAAGATGCTCTTCTACTTTCCTTTGTGTCGCTTTTCTGTCTAATTCGGGTAGCTCAAAGCTCAAGATGTATCACCCCTCTATTAATCGAACAATACCCTAGGAGTTACCCTAGGGCAAACTACTACTCTAGCTCATCATTTGACAGCTTGTCCTCATTCGGAACATCATCCAACGACATCTGATCAGTCATAACACTTGCGGTACCATCTTTATCTACTGTATATTCTACACCTTCATGCTCTTCGTAAAACTCATCTATGCTCATTTGTGACTCCACGATATTGAGTGTCACATCAGAGCCAGCTTTACGGTAAAAATTATATGATTGGTCAGAGGATGTATCGCCTTTGACAATGAACTCTAATACAGTTTTCTTGCTGTCCTTTGCAGATTTACTGAACTCACAAGTTATTTTCTGATCAACACCCTCGATTTCAAGTTCCACGACTTCACGGGTTAATTGATTAAGTTCCTGCTTTTTCTCGTCCTCGCCTTTAACGTAAAACTGCACAAGCTCCTTCTTGCTATCCTTAGTCTGCTTATTAAAATGAGCCTTAACGGTTACTTGCATGCTTTATCTCTCCCTTTTTCTTATTTTCCATAATCATTAAACAACCTAGTCCATTTCCGTATTTTTTAACTTCACTTGCTCTTACCCATCCGCGATCCTCATGAGACTTGATAACCCTTTCGATTGTTCCTGGGTTCATTCCAGTGACAACCTTCTTTAATTTTCTTGGTCTTTCTTCTCTCCATCCGGCCATTCGATGACCTCCTTCACCCTAGTTGGAATGTCCTGCAATTCTGGATGTTTCTCTTCCGTCCACATGGCGCAAACTAAATTCCAAGTGGCAGCACATAAATGATCCTCGTCTTCCTGTCCATCAAGATATTTCATGAGATGTCTCAATGCCGAATCTATATAACTGTGAATGGGAATGCCTTTCTGCCAGTTATACTCACCGTATTTCTCTGCGCCTTTTTCAAAGTGCTGGGAAAGTCTTAAAATTGCAGTTGGTGGAAGTAAATCGAGTCGTCCTTTCCCTTCTTGCATATCACGAACCGCACCTGTCTCAAATTCTCTTCTATTGCCCGAGTCTTTAATAATCATTTCGACTTCACTCTTCTCTTTGGCTTCGCTTTTTTCTTAGGATTTAGAATATTGTCGATTACCTCTAATTGATGCTTTGGAGCAAGAACTGCACCTGTATGTTGTGCTAAATAAAGATTCAAAGTGATTCTAGCCATAATGTAAGCATCAACTACGTTGTCGCTGTTATAATAAAAACCGTAAATATCCTGAACAGCTTCCATCACAACTTTTTTCTTTTCCTTACCCTGCAACCTGACTTTATTTCCTTTTTCACCCTTCCAATCAGTGACACCAACATATTTCTTAACAGAACTTGGAGCAACTTCGAAATAATTCATTCCTCTTCTGAGTAAAGACATCCTGATACCCCATCCAATGCCACCTAACTGAATAGCCTGTTGAGACGCATATCCAAATCCCTCAATAACAATGTAATCATTTTTTTGAACATGTCTCATGACCTCATCAATGAGAGTTGCCATTCTTTTAGGATCTTCTTTTCCTACTCCGGTGAGTTCTTTAGCGACTAAGACTTGTCCATCTTCATCAAGTGCAACAAACCCCGTCTTAGTCGATGGGTCAATTCCCACAAATCTCATACTCTTGTCCTCCTAGCCCAAGGAATTTCATGAGCGATTGAATGAAATATCTCTCTTTCCTCATGTGATATTTTCAAACCACCTTTGCCGTGGTAATATCGATGAGTTTCAATCTTCATGTCCTCATAATGCTCTTTACAAAGTGGCACAAGCGCCCAAGTATCGTGCACCTCTTTTCTACATTCTGGCACTTTGCATCTTTCCATTAAAACCACCTGTTTTCTTGATTTTGTATATCTACTTTTAAAGCTTCATTAGCTTTTTCTTGCTTTCTTCGCTGTAACTCTTTTGTAGCTGCATAACGTTCTTTCATTCGTGCGCCATCATCTTTTGCGATCTCATAGAGTTGCTGATTAGTAGCTTTTGAAATATCCATATCAGCACATCCTTATTTGATTTCAAATGATTCTTCTTGTTCTTTTTGCTTACTTTTGCAATTATGGCAAACTCTCTTTTTGCTTACGATTGTGGTTTTTTTAAGTGGGTAAAGCTTGAAACAAACGCTACAGCTAATTAGTCTCACTGGCTCGACCTCTTTTCTTTTCGAACTCTAGATAATGAGTCTCACAAAATACGAAATTTCCGTTAATAGTTTCTAAGAAGAAATCCTCGGACTTTTCTATATAGAGTGTTTTGCCACATACATCACATGTTTCGTATTTATCCACGAATATCACTTCCTAGGACATTCCTTTACTCTTGTGTTTAATAAGCCACAGCAGGCTTATATCGATTATGTTTAACACAATACTCAGGTAAATTTGCTCTAACCAATGCCTCAGCAAATGGAGGAGGAACCGCATTCCCGCAACGGGCCACTTGCGCTGTTTTTGGATATGGCTTACCCTTATGATCCTTGTCAATAATGTAGTTGCTAGGAAAACCCTGTGCTGCATATAACTCATGCGGCTGCAGCATTCTCATCCCAATATCAACAATTTGATAGTCTTGCCCTTTCAAAGTCACTAAGCCAAACCTATCCTTTGTTGTTATGGTATGGAGTGGATTTCCAATCGATTGACCAATATCAGAACCGTAGTATTTCATTAAAAAAGCTTGTACTAATCCAAATCTATTTGCTGTAGGAATTGTTGCTATAGGCTCTTTTAATGTTTGACCTCGGACGCCATTTTCTGTTGTTTCAGTGTAATATGTCGCTAGAAAAGGGGCTATCAATGCATGATGTCCTCCAGTTGTTATTGTCTTGATTGGTTCATCAAGCTTGCTACCAGGATGTCCTGTTGTATTCACTAATAGAGTAGGTGTTACCAAGCAATGCTCCGCCTTTGTTGTAATTGTTGTCAGTGGCTTGTTTAGTCGATATTGAAGTCTATCTCCACCAAATCCTGTTTGTCCGATCCTCACGATAAAAGGTTGAGGATTATCAATAACAAACTTTTGAATCCCCCTAGCAATTCTTCGCATTGTATTGTCAGCTAATGGTTTCTTTCGCTCAAAAATGGAAGGTGTACCTATATCCCAATCGATTATTTCACTAGCTGTTCTCCATGGCTTTAAACGACCTGCTTTTACTTCAAGACTGTTTGGATCACCATGGGTTGGTTCGGGCCATACAATCGGCTTGCCATCACATCTAGCAATCATAAAAAATCTTTTTCTCGTAGTAGGAGCACCATAGTCACATGCTCTTAATTCATTAAATTCAACCTGATATCCTAGTGATTCCAGTGCTTTTACAAACGATTTGAACGTTTGTCCTTTTCTGCTCACATCTGGGTATCCATTTTTTAAAGGCCCCCACGTCTTAAATTCTTCAACATTTTCTAACATTATGACTCTTGGTTTAACCGTGACTGCCCATTTAATAGCAATCCAAGCTAACCCACGAACCTTTTTATCGACAGGCTTGCCGCCCTTTGCCTTGCTGAAATGCTTACAATCGGGGCTAAACCATGCAAGCCCCACTTTACGACCTTTGACCGCCTCTTTGGGGTCCACGTCCCATACACTTTCACAGTAGTGTTCGGTGTCTGGATGATTAGCTTTGTGCATCGCAATGGCAGCTGGGTCATGATTGATGGCAATATCTACACTTAATCCGGTTGCCATTTCGATCCCAGTGGAGGCACCGCCCCCACCCGCGAAGTTATCGACTATAATCTCGCGAAATAAATCTAACTGCTGCATGGTTTCCCTCCTAACTAAATTTATAATTCATTTATCAATTCCAGTTGAACTTCACTTAATCGCTTTTCAGCGATTTTTATATACTCGGGATTTAACTCAATACCGACAAAATTCCGATTATGTTTTATGGACACTTCTCCAGTTGTTCCCGACCCAAAGAAAGGGTCTAGTACCACTCCGTCTTTTGGACTTCCTGCTAAAACACATGGTTCAATTAAATCAGGCGGATAGGTAGCAAAGTGAGCGTCCTTGAATGGTTTCGTCGATACAGTCCAAACTGTTCTTTTATTCCTGGTACCTGTTAAATTAGGTTTATTCCCATGACTTTCTCTTTCAACTAAATTATCGTTATCAAAGCTCTGATTGTTGGTATAGGCTCCTCCACCACGAAAGGTCTTACTATTACCTTTTCTTCTTCTAGATTGTGCAGGGCCAAAAGCTCCAAGTGAACCTGCAGGAGGTTCATTATTGAATCCAACGGCTGGATCTTTGATAGATTCGTAATCGTAGTAATAATGTTCATTTTTGGATAAGAGAAAGATGTACTCATGACTTTTTGTTGGTCTATCTTTGACAGCTTCAGGCATGCAACTCGGCTTATTCCAAATAATATCCGACCTTAAATACCAACCATCTTGTTGTAGTGCAAATGCTACCCTCCAAGGAATCCCGATTAAGTCTTTCGGTTTTAAAAATTCATGCTTTTTATTACCTGCTCTAAGCATATAATTTTTACTTTTCCCGTAGTTTTCTCCCCACTCTAAACCGTTATTGCTTCTATTTGCCCAATAACTATCACCTAAATTGAGCCAAAGTGTGCCATCATCTTTAAGTACTCTTCGTACCTCTCTAAACACTTCTACCATCCTATTAACAAACTCTTCCGGAGTTGATTCCAAACCGATTTGACCATCAGCCCCATAATCCCTTAATCCCCAATAAGGAGGACTGGTGATTACTGTATTTACACAGTTATCGGGGAAGGACTTCAAAACATCCAGACAATGGCCATTATAAATTTTATTTAATTCCACCTGGTGCCCTCCTAACCTAGTAAACTTAATAATTCTTGTGTTTAAAACACAACCTGCAACAAAGCCCTTCGCTTTTCCTCGTCCTCAATAAATGCTCGGTCGTATTCATTAACATTTGATAGTCTTGAATCTACTGCCATTTCATATATGTCTAATAAAATTGATTCTGCTGTTGGTGCATCTACCCATAAATCTCCGTTTTCATTTTGGTAAGGGCTTTGGATGATCGCTTCAAGAATGGATTCAAATTGTTCTGGATTGTTTTCCAAAGCAAGTTTAAAATTTTCAACATAATACAGTTTGTTTGGTTGACTCACGTTCATTCCTCCTTAGCTTCAACAGAAATATTTGATTTGAAAGAACAAATAAACTCAGCAATTTTTACGTTCTCAGCTCTGTACGTTCCACCTTTAATAATGGAAGTGCACTCAGATTTTGCTTTTTCAAAATCATCAAATGAATGGGGATAGATACTCCAATCTTTTGCTTCGCCGTTGCTGTTAAAAATAGCATCTCTAAGGTTGTTTTCTTTTCTAATCAAAATTAGATATTTCAATTTCAGCCCTCCATTTTTTACGAAACTTAATACAAAACGAATTAACTCTCCCTCTTAAGTTCCGAAAATCTTTGCCTATACCCCTGAAACAACAACCTAAAATCATTCAATCCTGTATCTCGCCCCTTTGCTATCGTCTGTTGAATCACCTTACCTCCACTTGTGGTATCAGCCGGATCATGCCAAAGGAACTCTACAACATCAGCATCTTGTTCAATGGAGCCTGATTCTTTTAGGTGTGATAGCTGTGGCTTTGAAGCTGTTTCGAATGTTCGCGACATTTGGGAAAGCATCATCAAACAACAATCCAAATCCATAGCGATTCTTTTTGCTTCGCCCGTCACATTCCCAATTGCTGTTGCTCTCGACTCACCCTTTTTCTGCGGGATACGCATGATTTGCAAGTAATCAATAGCAATAACCGCAATTCGACCATGCTTCTTTTTGATTTGTTTTGCTGTCGCCTTAACCTCATCAATAGTGACCCCGGCTGAGTCTTGTACATATAAAGGCAGATCCTCAAAAGCTTCATAAGCAATCAATATTTTGTCCATATCCTTTGAATCAAGGTTTTTGTGTTTAATTCTTTGATATGAAATCCCTGTTGCATTGGAAAGCCATCTATCAATCACTTGCTCCCTACTCATTTCTTGAGAAAAGAGCAATACCGCACCTTTATTTTGCGTAGCCACACCTTGTAACCTTTGTAAGAGTAAAGCTGTTTTACCAACTGATGGACGACCAGCCGAGATAAAAAGCCACTTTCGCCATAAACCTTTAGCCCAAGTGTCAAACTGTTCAAATCCTGTCGGGATATATTGAGCAGGAGTTTTCAAATGCTTAAAATAATCCTGCCTCATTTCAGCAAATGTTTTCATCTTGGCATTATCTTGAGGTCTCATTTCTGAGACAAGGTTTTCAATGTATGAAAAGAACTCTTCGTCGCTGTCGTAATCGTCTCTAGACATTCCCTTGATGATATCTGCTGTATTTTTCATCCTTCTCTCCATCGCCTTGGAACGAATGATCCTCGCATAATACTCCACGTTGGCAGTAGTTGGACAAGATGCGGCTAGGTTAGACAAATAATTAACTCCGCCTATATTTTTGACCCCTCCGAACCGTTCGAAGGCTTCTGTAACTGTGATAATATCAACGGGATTCCCACGCTTTTCGAGAAACCTCATGACCTTATAAATTTGTTGATGTCGTACACTTGAAAAGTCTCTATCCTCAAGAAAAACAATGTCATCCAAAACATTTGAGTCCAAGAACACCGCACCTAAAACGGATTGCTCAGCAGCTAGTTCTTCAACTCCAATCGAATGCATCAGGATCACCGCCACTTTCAACCCACTTTGTAAAGGCAATATCTTTATCTCGGCTATCCTTAATAACTTCTCTCATAGGCTTTACAGGTTTTTTCGTAGCGTTCATCTTGATAGCAAGTTCTCCGAATTTCTCTCTAAGCTTTTTAGCAGATAGGACATTGGTTTTCCAAAAATCGTCCTTTGTCACCCAATCCATAACATCTTTTGCAAGGTGCTTGCCCACTCCATCAATTTCGATTAGTTTTCTAAAATCATCAGCCCATGACTGTAAATTCGCTTTTCGGATAAGATGCTCCACTCCTGCCTCTTTTGCCACGGCCGACACAAGACCATGAAAGTAAATTGCCATCTTGTAATAGGTGTTATCCTCGCTATATTTCTGTTTTTTCGCCTTTTTAGGCTTTTCAACTTTCTTAGGCAGCTCTGGTTCCGGTGAGCTAACTGGTTGCTCGGTCCACTCTTCATAATTTTTGTTAAAGCTCAATATCCTTCCCCTCCTTTTACCAATCCCAACGGACCTTACAATGTTTCGATCAATCAGACTTTTTAGTTCGCGATTAACATGGGCTCTCTGGCTGTCAATTGCTTTAGCCAAAAACGCAAGAGATATCTCATGTTCCTTTCGTCTAAAGCCATATGTATAGCGCCATATAACCATAACAATTCTGAATTGAGCGCCATTGAGATTGGTCTTTGCGATTTGCTCTAAAATCTCGTTGGCAATCCTTGTATGGCCGTTTTTAAGTTGTGGACTTGCCATGACGAGACCTCCAATCTAGTTTGCTTTTTGCTCTTTTAGTGCCTCAATGGCTTTGCATGATGCTTCTAGTGCTGTTGACAACATTTCTACAAAAAATGTTAGCTTTTCGATTTCTTGATTCTTGTTGACAAGTTGTTTTGTGAGGTTTCTTACTGCTTCCTGTGCACGTTCTGTTTTCTCAGTTTCATTTTTTAATTTTTTTAAGTAGTACTTTTCTGTAGATTTCCATTGTTTCTCAGTGTATATTTTGACATCACCCAATAGTTTCGCTTTCAAACTAAACCACCTCGATTTCATAATGTTTTCCTGCTTTAAACCCTTTCTTAAACAACACTCTTTTCACCGTCATTTCAGCAAGCTTAGGCATGTTGTTTGAGCTTGATAAGTGTGTTAGGTATATTCGCTCTCCGTGACCTGTTACAAGCCTAGAAAGCGCCTCTGCGGTTTGTGTATTACTTAAATGTCCGTTATCTGATAGAATCCTAGCTTTGACATTGTTAGGATAATCAGATACCTCAACCATGTTAGGCTCGTGATTTGCCTCGATAATGTAAATGGAGGAAAACTCCATAGCTGAAATCATTTCATTGTCAACGTGTCCAGTGTCTAAACAAATGGAGCAACGATTACCCTCATAGTCATAAACCGAGTACCCTAGGGGTTCGTATGCATCGTGGTGAGTGTTAAAGGGTTCAATATAAAAGATGTCTTTAAAATCAATCCCGTTTCCTGATTTGACGACTCGTTTTAGATTATCCTCAACCACTTGGATGTCCTTCCATTCTCCCTCTGAAGCAAACACCGGAATGTTGTATTTGTTTGCTAATGGCAAGCCTTTGATGTGATCACCATGAGCATGGGTTATAAAAATAGCTCGGACATTCATTGGCTGGATTCCGACTTCGACGAGCTTTTTATCAATCTTTGTTTTGGCAATTCCGGCATCAACGAGAATAGTAGAGTTGCCCGAGGTCAAGGCTATGCAATTGCCACCTGACCCCGAAGCTAAGATATCTACTTTCATAAATGCTCGCCCTCATTGTCAGCAATCATCATGGCGTAGTTTGCGATGTTGGTACAACGGATGGTTATTTCATGTTTATCTTTATCCGCCTTACTAAGAGCATGATTTAATTTATTTGCATTAATTCGTAGATGTCTTTGAAGGTATTCAAAATCCGCTTCCTTCCAACCACCCTTATTTTCATTAGCTTCTAACTGTTTTTCCATATCATAGGAAAACTCCCGAACTACTTTTCTAGGCATTGGATACGGATCCATTTGCTGGACGAAATTAGCAATCTTATTACCTAGCTCCCATACTTCCACGCAATCTCTGTCCATTCCCATTCTTAAAGCAATCAAAGTATCATCATCATTTCTATAAGTTTCGAGTAAAGGCGCTGCTTCAAATACTTCCTTGGCTTCTTGGACAAAATCTAAATGTCGTTTAGTTATCTGAGTCATTTAAAATCACTCCAATTCGTCGCCGTTCTGCATTTCTTTCATATCGATTTCCATTTCAATCATTTCGAGCAATCCAGTAAGTTCTGCAATAGATGGATTTTCACCCATCTTAGGTGCATTCTGAGCGATATAAGCTGCTACTTGTTCCTTACCAACAACACCGAGCTCTTTTAGCTTTTTAGCGATTTTGGTACGGATTGATTTAATTTGTTTT